ATGCGTCCGTAATTATGTAAATTGTCGCTGCGTTTGGCGTGCCGATTGCATCGTATTCCGATTGGGTCAGGCTGATAATGTTTGTCACTGCGTCCGCGCCGGTTACGCCAGTCGGGTCGCTGAGAACATCGCCACCGCCACTATCTGTGGACTTTGTAAAGGTCATTGGCATATCGAAATCCTTATGCTATGAAGTAGACCACTGTGGACGTATCCACACCGCGTATCCAAACTTCCTGTACGGTGGCAGGCCATTCGAGCGCCGCACCATCAGGTACTTTGAAGCTGTTGGCTGTCACAGGAGTGTCTCCAATGTATAGATAGACCTCTTGGCCCTCTACATATAAAATGAACTTGTCAGGTGCGCGAGAAAATGGCAATATCTGCCAGTCTCCCGTGGTTGTAACTTGACCAGTCAAAGTGTTCTTTGCGATCTTTGTCATTACTTACTCCGTGTTTGCCCGGCGATCAACGCCGTCATCAGCCATTGTGTTGCGTTCAACTCCGTTACGCCGCTCATACGAGCGCATTGCACCCAGACCGAGCATACCCATAAGTACAGGCATCATCTCAGACAGGTCCATGATCGGGAGTAATGACAGATCGAGTGGAACGCCGAAGGCAATCACTGCGAACTGTAACATTGGATAGAGGAGGAAGGTCCACGAGAACGCTAAACCGCACACCCACCCGATGAACGGACGCCAACCGGCGACGAACACGGATGCGTGCTTGGCCTCTTGGGTGTTCACTTTGATCTGGGCGAGTTCACCCGACTTTTCGAGTTCCAGAACCTTCAGCTTTGCAACCATTCGCTCGTCATCAGACGTGAATAGCTGGTCGATAAGGCCAAACAAGCCCAATGCTACCGGACCTGCTGCAAGTAGTGCGGCTGGTAATGCCATATTACTCTCCTTCCAAGCCTACGAGGAACGTCCGGGCGTACCCGGCCATACGGTCGTCAATGCGATCACGCCCGCCCCACGTCTTGTGGCTGTCACCGTTCACGATGTCGCGTGCTGCCTTGTAGTCGGCAACAGTTTCGATCATCGAGAGGCTCCGACCACGGCGGAACATGCCATCACGCATCCCAAGGAACAGGATGTCTAGTGCGATGTCCCACTCAAGGGCTAGATCGGGCTGAGCCGTGATTGGTTTCTTCAGCAGTCGCTCGAACTTCAAGTAGTTGTCATACCAAGTGATTTGCACGAGGCCACGACCGTAGTACGACTGCCGGTGAGGGCCAGACGATAGGGCGTAGTTCGTGCTGATGATCCCCTTGGCGTGGATCGAGGCCACTGCACGCTTCGCTGCGGCGTCCGAGTAGTCCGGGCCGTACCGACGAGCGCCTTCGCGGATGGGTTGCATCCAGTTCGCGCTCTCGTGCTTTGTCGTGGCAAGGATATAAGCGGTGTGCAGAGGGCTGTAGCCCCACTTGTCCGCGTACTCCACGATCTTGTTCATGCCATCAACCTGATACTGGTTGAGATTGCCCCCGAAAAGGGGCCGCACTGTGTCAAAAAATTGCTTGTCAGCTTGCATGGATCAATCCTCCGTCTTTGCGACCGGTACACCGCCTTCTTTGCGGACGCGGTAAGCAGCAGATTCGTACTCCTGCGCCTTTGCCTCGGCCTGCCGGGCCTGCTTTTCAGCGCTGCGGGCACGGGCCGACACGGAGTTCTCATGGGCCTTGGTGCGCTTCTCAAGGTCACGCACATAGGTCTCCTTGGCGTAGGCCGCGAGGATGTCGAGGGACTTCAGGAAGTCATTCAGGCGCTCCTTGTCGCCGTTCACGCGCTCAGCGGCGCGAGTACCGGCTTTGATCGTCTTGAGGTAGCCCTGCGGGTCGCGCGGCCACGGGAGAGACAGCACATTCGTGCCGACCTTAAGCGCCTTGGGCTTGGCTTCGACCTTCTTGGCCGTCGGGGCGACTTTTGCCGCAGTGTTCTTGTCAGTCATGGTCTTGCTCCTTAAAATCTGCGTCGGACACGCGATATAGCGCCCCTATTGGGGCTAAGTCCGAGTTTTGCGAGGGTCTGGGCGGGCAGCTTCGTACCGTCTCCCAGCGGGTCTCTCATGCGCTCAGCGAACGCTCTCTTGCGCTGCTGGTTCACAACTTTCAGGCTGTCCTGCGACAGTGCCTCGGTCCAGTGCTTGACGGACCATGCAACCGCATCGAGGCGATCATCATGCTTGAGGGACTGTTTGTCGCGTGTCAGGCGAGAAAGCTGGTGGAAGAACGAGAACGACGCCCGCAGTTCAAGCGGATGCATCTCGCACAGTTCCACGTCTTTGGATAGAAGCGAGTCATCCACGATGAGACGACCTGATCCGATCACCGGCTCAAGAGCGTCGATTATGCGGAGTTCTTTCTGGCCAGAGGCCCATACGTCCTCTACCTCGCACCGATGCTTGCGCAACAGCTTGGGTTTCCAGACCGATGCGAGTGCACCGTCACCGAAGTTCTTTTCCACGCTGATATGGTTCGGCTTCCACCGTTCCGCTACAGCCGTGAGGGCTTCGAGAGCATCGTCATCAACGCCTCCGGGCACTGCACCTAAGTCCACTAGGAACACGCGCCCCGCGAGGAACTTCGTTACCGCGTAGGTTGTCTCGTCAGAGCCCTTACCGGATGGATCGACTGCCATGTGACAGCCGGTGAACTTCGCGTGTTCCTTGCCGAACTCAGCCGCCCGGTAGTAGTTGTCGCTCGTGTAGAACGACTGCGGGGTTGTGAGCAGTGTGGAAGGACCGCGTTGCACAAAGATTTCCAGTGGTGCTGTGAACTCGCTGACCTGCATAAACACCAGCTTGTCGGACTTGAGCGGGAAGCGCCCAGCGTCGGACAGTCGGGTGTCGAGCATGTGCTGCAACTGGAAGTACGCGGCACCTTGGTCGATTTCCTTCTTGGTCAGCTTTTCCTCTGACAGGCCGGGAAGCACCACATCGGTGTTCATTCCACGAGTGCCCGAGGGTCCACCGCCAGTGCGTAGTGACGGGTCTGCTTCCATCTTCTTGCGGATCATTGGGGCCAAGAACTGCCCGTAGTTTTCTTCCTCTTTCTCTGTCGGGTAGCGACCCGGCCAGATACGGATGGAGTAACCACGGCTGAATAGCCCGTTGTAAACGCTGTCGATGGTCTGGGGTGTGCCCAGATAGATGATGTCGCCATCAGAGCATATGGACGCGAAGTCCTTCGTCAGAAGTGCCAGCCGTTCACGCATAAGTTCAGTCTGGGAGTTCTTGGAACTCTCGATGTCGTCAGCGATCAGGATGTCTGCACGTTTACCCTGCATGTTGGACGTGATGCCAACACAGGCGATGCTCGGGGATTTCTCCGGGCCTTTAAGTTCGTAGTGAACATCATAGGCTTCGACCGAGGCCCTGTCACCAGCGGACCTGTCGGGCCGCAAGCAAGCGAGTTCTTCCATGTTGTCAATGATTTGGATGACCCAGTTCGCGATCTCGGTGGCCTGTGTGCCGCCCGCAGATACCACGAGAACCCGTGCGTTCGGCTGGTGGATCAACCGCCACACCGCGTAAGCGGCTGTGATGGTCGTCTTGGCCTGCCCACGCTGTGCTTGGAGCATTCGTTCTTTTGGGCCGAACTCCAAGAACTCTGAGATGTCCAACTGAACATCACTGCACTCGAAGCCCAGCAACCCGGTCATCACGTCGAAGATGAAGGGTTTGAATGTGGGGTATTCCCCCCGCAGGAGGTCGAGATCGGCCCAGCGTTCACCGGGGCCGAACTCTATATCGTTCGGGCGAGCCATTATGCCTCACCAACATGCGGGACAACCGATAGGCTGGCGTGCCCTGCCCGCTTACGGGCCTCCCGTCGATCAGCCAGACGACGCTGCGTAGCGTTCAGTTCATCTACCGCCTCGCTGTCTATACCGACATCGTTGTCCTTGAGGAACTTGGCGATGGCAGACAGCATAGCTGGGTTTGGATCACCTATCTCTGCGATCATAGCCAGCATGTCCTCCGCGACCGCATCACGGTCGATGCTGTCCAGTGCATCCATTTGGGCCTCGTACTTGCCGAGTACCTTGGTGAATACCTTGGCCAGCATCGAGTGCAAACCACCGAGTTCATTTTCCTTGGCTGCTCCTTTCGCCATGTTTTTCTCCTTATAAAAGTGCGAGCAATGCGGGGATGCCCCACTGCAATGCGATCATCAGAACAGGAAGTGATACGCTGGAATAAGCGATCACTTTAGTGTTGAACTTCTCGACCTTAGAGAGCCGGTCATTCAACTGCTTGGTGTCTTGCTCGATGTCATACCTCAAGTCCTTCATTTCTTCTTTGCTCTGGTGGAGCCCCGAGAGGATGTGCTTGACATCCGACCGGAGTTCCCCTAGAAGCGCAAAGACTGCTGTCTGATCGTTCGTCAGGTTTTCTCGATCCATTCTCTGCCTCGTCAATCGCCAGAGACGCGGCCATCGAGTACCTCGTGCAGAGCGTGCATGATGTGCTTGGAGAGCAGTTCGAGGTTCTCGCGCGTTGCCTGACCGGGCTGGAGCAAGTCCACAGGAAGCTGCTGCTTCGACACTGTGCGTCGGAACTCGATCTCGTCGCCGTTGACTAGGTCATTAAAGTCTGAAAGCCGAACACGGCTGTCCGTCAGCCATTCGAAGAGGAGTGGCCTCTCGGGCTCGCCCAGCTTGTAAGCCGCAACGTCGCGTTGCGAAGTATAACCCAGAGCGAAGTTCAGGTCGAACTCGTTGTCACCTGCGTAGGTGAACTTGTTAACTGATAGGCCCATGTGGGCCTCCTTTCTTGTCCTATAGGTAGGCCGGATAGCCATATCTACTATCCGGCTGATTTACTTACATTTCCTCCCAGAGCCTCTTCATCCCGTACCAGTTCAGGAAGAACATGGTTCGGGCGTTCTGCATGTCTTGATACGAGCCCTCTCCGCTTAGCATCCCAATCGCCCCACCGGGGGCCTGTGACAGTCGCTTGGCCGTCTCGAACACCGGAGTGTCTAGGTAGGAGGCGTAGCGCCCGTAGGGGCTGAAGTTTAAGTCCTCGAAACCCATCATGGAAGTCATGGGATCGACAAGCATTGGGATTGTGCCGATGTTCGGCGTGTACGCGGCTGCAAGCCATCCCCGGTCGCCCGGTGACATCTCTGTGCCGTTTATGCCCTGAGCCAGTGACAGGACTGCATAGGCGAAGCCCATCTGCCAAGCCGAGGCTGTAACAAAGTGGCTGGACCCACCGATCATCATGTTGCGTGCCATCTGCTTCTGCGTTGCCACGAGGGAGAACGTCTTGAGCGCGGACAGCAGCTTCCCGATGTCGCTGTTCATCCACACCGAGGTCTCCCCGATCAGCCCCTTCTGTGCCTGCTGGTGCACAGCACGGGTCATGGCTGCACCGAACTCCATACGAAGTTCAGGGCTCCACTCTTTGCTGTTCAGTTCGACCTTGCTGCTGTCCACCTTTATTACGCCCTGTTCGATCAGATCGGTTATCTCGTTGACCCGGTCGGGTTCAAGGCCGATGTCCCGAAGCGTACGCATCGTCAGGTTGGTCTCCTGCCCTGCGAGCGTCTTGATGACGTTCGTGGTGACAGCAGACGCAGCGATCTGCTGCTGGAATGCTGTGACGTGGATTTGCCCCGACATGAAGTGCGTTGCACGTTCAATCGAGCCCATGCCGCGCTGTGCAGCATTTATCAGAAAATCCTGAGCCAAGTCGGTCTCATCAATGCTCATGTGGGGTGCGAAGATGTCTTGATCTCGCCCAGCAACTACGCCGATGCTGTCCAGTTCGTCCGAGAGGGACTGCATGTCAGCTTTCGACAAGGCTCCGTCTGTCCATCCTAGCTTGGCCATGATGGGTTCCATTGTACGAGCAACTCCGTTACCAACGAACAGGTTCGCGGTATCCATAAGCTGCGTCAGACCGGTCCGCTGAAGCAGGCTGGCCCGTGTGGCTTGCACCAGTACGTTGGTGAGAGGTGATACGCCGGTCTCTTTATTCCAGATATACCCACGGTGTGCACCGCCAGTGAACTGGCTGAATATGGCGTCCACTTCCTCACGCTTCAGGGCGCTCTCGCCAAGTGCGAACTGCTCTTCCATGATCGTGTCGATTAGGTTGTTCAGTTCAGCCTTATCTCGTATACCCTTGTGCGCAAGTGCAGCAGAGCCGCTGGCATCGCCAACGTACTGGTGCAGGGTCCGCTCGAAGTCGTCAGACATGAGGTCAACTAGACGATACTCAGAACCGGGGATACGGGTGGACAGGTCCACTTCGACCCGCTGCTTGAGATAGCCCCGCTTGGTCCGCTCCTGAGTGTTCGCGGTGATCCGCTGCAACACCCGTTCGATCTCCTTCCGGGCCATCCCTGACCCTTCCAGCACTTCCTCGATACCTGCACGGCTGTCCAGATCGAGCAACCGGCTGTCTGCCGCGTCACGGCCCACACCACGGGTGCGGAACCGGCGAACGATTGCCTTGGCAATGCTGTCTGCTGTTGCTTCATCCAGTCCAGAGGCTTGCATGTACCCGTCACGGAACGCACGGCGTAGTGCATCCTCTCCACCTTCTCTCCGCAGGACTGCAAGGAACCGCTCTGGCTCCCATGCGTACCGGAAGTATCCACCCCGATGCTCGATCTCTCTTGCACCGTATACTGCACGATCCGCGTCGATACCCTGAAGGTGTCCGAGGGTTTCTTTGTGCGTCCGGTCGATCCGGTTGAGCACGTCAACGAACTCCTCGTCGACCTCTTGGTCCATATACC